TGAGGGAACAGCGGTAATGTCGCTTCCCAATGGTAAAAACGGTTAGAATTGGATAATCCGCAGACCTAGCCTAACCTCGCTACGCAAGAGCAAGGCTACGTGTCCCAACGACTACCAGCAGAGCGGGTGATGAGATTAGCAATCTCAGATGATCCCGGAAGGTATAGTCTGGCCTCTTATGAAAGTAAGAGGATGTAGTTTGCACCAACTACAAGAAAACAAGATTGCTACTTAACGAAGCCACTCATATCGTGGTATATCCTATGGCAACCTCCTTCCACGCCCTCAACTACCTCCTCAAAACCCACGTCGGAATGACAAAGGACGACATTCGGGATTTAAAGAAGATGGGGCGATGGATTTGTATTTTCAAAAATTACCCGCAGTACATCGTATCGGCAACCCACGCCCGAATGCTGATAAGGGACTAGCCGGGTAGAGTAACTTCATCCACCTCATCGGACTCGTCATGATTCAAAGTTATTTGATTACCCGCAATATCACATACAACCACCTTGGGGTATTCAACGGGAATGCCAAACTCCCGTCTGTAGGCGACCCGGATATCTTCAAAGAATTTATCAGCACCGGCCCCATATGTTCTAGTGATTTCTGCTATACAATCATTAGAGAGGAAGGACTTCGGGAGGCATTCCCCTTGAACCTTGTTTTCCAAATAATTATTGAGCCAAAAGGTCGCCACAAATCCGGCCGTCTTGTCCTTCAGTATACGCTTGGCGACCCCTTGCGATATCTTGGGCTTTGCTTTTATGGGTGCTGCCTCTTTCTTGAATTTGTGGTCCTTAGAAAGGGGGCTCCCGTGGTTCATCATTCTATTCCATACATATAAAAAACTCCTATTATAGATGTCAGTCCCTTCTGGAGTGTTGCGTTATGCCGGAATATGGAATGCTTCCAGTACCTATATACCGGGGCTATTCGTTCAGTCATCCCTTGTCAATAACTCGTTCGCCGTCCTTCAAACTGTTACGGGCGGTGCAGACCCTTCCGTAGCCTTGGCTCCGAACTGGGTGGCCTTTCCGCCTTCTGGTGATTTTGATGTAGAAGGGCTACAAAATAAAGTAGGAATTTTTCCAGCCCTTCCTCTCAGCGATGATATAATAGAACTCGCCGCAAACAATGACGGGACCCCCCCGACGGCGATTGTTCCAGATGCAACGGCACCAACTTCCTCTGTAACCCCCTTAGGCACCCTCTGTTGGTTATACACAAAGCCGGTTGGTAATGCTGGGTTCAACTGGTATATGTATAATCCACGATTTGGCTCGCCAGCAGCACCTTTGCCTTATAAAAAATATAGTGCTAATCCCGCCCAAGAGCGGATACAAAGCGTATGGGCTCTCGTTCAACCAGCGGTCAATACAAATATATATACGGCTGGTGTTATTGCACTCAATCTCTATGCCTACGATGATGCGAATCCCCCAACTTCTTCTTTTTTTAACACACGCTGGGCTTACTCTAACTCGCAAGGCCAGAATAGCGGCGTGGGTGGGACAAATCTCTATGCTGGATTCACATATCTATTATATGCGTATGATGCTCCACGCATTACAAACGCAACGGGAGTGGGGCAACCAGATATTCAAGACTGGGGGCTACGGGACCCTTATGACTTATACACGGACGTTCATCATATTCCATTACAGAATTGCGTCCTCGCTTTCAATCCTTGGACTGATGGAACGAACTATCAAACTTGGACGACAATTGGTCTCTACACAAACGGTCAGACTGTAGTATTCTCTGGCTTTGGACTCGGTGGAACTGGTAATGGAATATTTTACACGGTAGTAGGAAATCCTCCAGCAAATACTCCACCTCTTTCTGCTCTTGGTGTTCCATCTGCTTTTTACACGGCTATTTCTCCACAACCGTCTTCTTATGCTTCTCAGCCTATTCTTTCTATGAATCTAACTGGAATCAACGGGGTTTCTACTGGTTGGACTGCTGGTCCTCTCTTGCGTGTACTCTCTATGGGATACACAACTGGGCCGAATCCTCAAACACAGTCCTACAGCGTGAGATATATCCTCAATTAAATACCCGCCCCGTATAGATGTCAGTCCCTTCTGGAGTGTTACGATATGCTGGTATTTGGAATGTTACAGATACCTACATACCCGGCATGTTCGTTCAATCCTCCCTTGTCAATAATTCGTATGCTGTCCTTCAAACTGTTACGGGCGGTGCAGACCCCTCCGTGGCCTTGGCCCCGGATTGGGTGGAATTTCCTCTACCGCCTTCTGGTGATATTACAAGCGTCACGGCTGGGACTGGGCTAAGCGGTGGTGGCTCAGCGGGTAATTTGACTCTGGCAAATACGGGGGTGCTATCCCTCTCTGGTGTCCCGGGTGCTGTAATTCAAACTTGTAACATAGGAACCTACGTACCGTCGGGTTCTACTATAGGCTTGAATATTTCGGTACCCATTACTAGTATTAATGGATTGTCGGGTGCCCCCGTTATTGAGACCTTACCAACATCCACGATTGAGGTCCAAACTAGTTCTCCAAATATTCAAGTGGGACTAAATACCAATAGTTTCGGGACATATACAGAGGCTATTGGTGGTTTAACGACTGCGACTATTACCTCTACCATTTGCATTCCCACAAGTATTATTCAGTTGACCTATTTCCACGCTGGAGGAGGAGGAGGGGGTCAATACTATAAGTCTATCACGCCCGGAACTGGGTCATTCACGATTACTTGTAATACGGCAATAGATATTGGTGATAAAATTAACTGGCTTGTATTAAATCCCTAAACATCCATATAGAGATGAGCCTAACGGCTGGAGCAGAAAAACAAGCTGAGGCATACACACTAAGCGACGATGATATACGTCGCTTACTGGGTGGCGGTATAGAAATCACTCCCTACCCAAACATAAAGGACGTGCAGAATATCAACGAACTATTTGACAGTCGGGGCCGTGCTATCATTTTCTATCCACAGCAGAGCGAAAATGTTGGGCATTGGACGTGTATGATAAAGGACGGGCGACAAATTGAGTTTTTTGACCCTTATGGGGAACCTCCCGACGCACAGAAGGACGGCCTTTCCAAGAACCAGTTAGAGAAAATGCGAATGGATCACCCCGATTTGACCCGGCTCCTAGAAGAAAGTGGATGCCACGTTATATTCAACAAGGTTCAACTCCAGAAAATGGCGAATGATGTGCAGACATGCGGCCGTCATTGCGTCTGTCGCCTCCTCTATTATAAGATACCGATACAGAGGTATAGGCAGATGATACATAAATCGGGTATGACCCCCGACGAGTTCGTTGTTTCTAAGACCTATAACAACTTAGGGAAGTAAAATATTTACAGAGTGTAGAATGTCTTACTCGTTTCGCAGCATTGTGGATGGCGGTGCCGATAGTGATATGATTTATTACAACGCTACGATGACCTCCACCAAGACGGCTGACCTCACAGTGTCGCAGCCGCCTCAGCCGGTGAAGTTCAACGAAACTCGTGATGCTCCTATTATCAGAGATGCGTCGCTGTATAACTTCTCAATTATAAAATTCACAATGAATGGCCCCGGCCGTGAACTGCCTCTCTTCATTCCGCTCATTGCAACAAATGGTAATGTTAGTGGCATACAGATAGACCTAAACCGGACTATTTACAACCTTGCTACCTCCTATATGCGTAATTGGCACTATACAGATAACGCTGGTGCAGCGTCCACTGCGTTAATCACTTTGGCTCCACAAAGCACTCCTATCCAGTATATTCCGGAAATTCTGAATACGAGTATTGCTCCGCCCCCCCAAATTCCCTCTGGCGGAATAGAGAAGCAAGACCTTTCTACCCGGTATTACTGGGTGTATACCTACAGCCACTTTGCAACCCTTGTAAATAACGCGCTGTATCAGTCCTACATATCACTTTGGGCGGCGTTTCAAGCGGCTTGGGCGGCTCTTCCGACGGCTCAGCCTTCACCCTATGAGCCACCCCCATTAAGTCCCAATCCAATCCGAGATGGTGTCAATCTATTCATTCTGGACCACGATGTGCCTTTCATCAAGTACAATGAATTCACAAAACTTTTTGAAATCTACGGCGACACGAGGGCCTTCAATGTCATCGGGCCCCTTGTAGGATATGGCAACACCGTTTCCCGATACGATACCCCTTTGGGGACACAGCAAAGCATCCCGGCTTTTGTGCCTCCGGTTTATGTTGCTGGCGACCCTCCTACTGGTGCTTCCCAGCCCTACCTCCGGTTATTCTTCAATACGGAGCTAATGAACCTCTTGGCCAATTTCCCCAATATGTTTTATGGTGCTGTAGGTGGCTCTACTCTTGTATTCCCCGGCGGGAATACCATCACCCTTGGAAACCAAAACACATTCACCGGTATTGGCCCGTGGCTCTATTCCAACGAAATCCTATTCACAAATCAACTATATATAAATATCCTCAACAACAACCCGCTACTGCAAGGCAGCGCGGCGGTCCCTCCTCCAGTATATAACCCATACTTCCTCATCCCGACGGACCGCCAGAACCTCTACTGGAAGGTCGTCCAAGACTACCGCTCTACGGATGCGATGTGGTCCCCGGTGTCGGGCATTGTGTTCACCTCGGCGATGCTCCCGGTTAAAAAGGAGTATACTTCAGCGAATGTGGATTTGAATGCGGGTAATTTGGGCGGAGGTTCAGTAGGCTCCCAGAGTGCATTCCAGCCTATCATTACGGACTTCTCTATTGACCAGCAGCACGAGGGGGCCGAGGGCTATCGCAATTTCACCCAGTACGAGCCTACAGCCGAATACAGAATGATCTCCATGACAGCCTCCCACGAGGAAATCCGCAATATAGATATACAAGTCTTCTGGAAATACCGGCTAACGGGGGATCTCATTCCCCTTACGGCGGCCAATTGCTCCGATGTTAATATCAAAATGTTATTCCGTAAAACGGACTACCGCTCTTAAGTTCCGGCCTTCTAAATTTGTGTTACACCGCCCGTTTTTTTTGTGCTTACTAAGTATAAAAATGAGTGCGGACATTGAGAAGTTGGCCGTTTTTGATGACCGCATCGTCCAGACTCGCCCGAAGTATGCCGTGGAGAAGGGTGCTCTGTCCCTCACTAACGCACCTTTTGCGGCGATTTCGCAATCCCAGTCCCAGCACACCTATAACGTGTACGTTCCCTCTGAGAACGTATATGTCGCCCGTGATTTGGACTGGTCCTCTACCGTTTACCTCCAAGTGGCCGTTCGTCTGAACGACACAGCGGGGGGCGAGTACCCGGTCGGTGAGCCTCTTCTGCAGCTGGGCGTGGATGGCTCTCTGGCGGCTCTCCCGCTAAACGCCCTCTGTGCGACGATGACGGCGACCATCAACGACACTACGGTAACAATTAACTCCCAAGACGTGCTGACTGAGGTGCTGCGTCTGACGGACTACAAGCAGAACCGTCTCCAGCGCACTTGCCCGACGATGTTGGACAAGTACCAGCAGAACGCCGATGCGCTGAATGCGACCAACGACCCCATCTCCGGCTATACCAATATGTCCCA